ATGTTGCTCCAGGTGGCCTCCAATACGTCCGACTGCTTACCGGTAAACATCGAAAGCAGATAGACTGAGGTAACTACTGCCCCCACTCCGATTATGACCCAAAGGGCGACCTTTACGATTATGCTTATCAGTTGAGCTTGCCTCTGGTTTTGACTTAGTGCTAAGGCTTCTTCTGCTTCCTTTTTAGCAGACTCTAGTTCTTCTATTTTCTTGGAAGCACTAGATGCTGCCATGTCACTCATCATCAGCCTCTTTCTGCACTCGCTTAGGTACTTACCAAACTCTTCGTCGTTTTCGATCGAAATCTGATCGATAATCGATCCTTCTAAGTAGATGCCTCTTTCCTTGGCCAGGGCAAGAAGCTTCTCGCGATTTTCTTTTCCTAAACTAATCATAGTGCTCCCATTTCGGTAAGAGAATACTCTACTGCCACCCAATCAACGAACGGACGATCCGATAACTTAGCATCGAACTTTAGAGGACAGCCCAATGCAGCATCGTCAATGAAGAGCTCAGCATAGCACTTTGGAGAGCTGGTCCAGCCGTCCTGTGTTGGGTTACGTTGTATTCCATAAAGAGGAATGTCGTTTTTCTTGAACCACTCGACCGCATCCTTTAGGAATTTTCCACGATCGTTGTCTGATCGCATGGTCCAGAGTATTAGTTCATGACCTGCATCAACTAGCTTCTTCAAAACTTCTTGTGAACCTATATCTTTACCTACGAATGGAAAATCGTGAGTCACGCAAGTTCCATCAAAATCTACTGCAATTACCATTTTATCGTGTTTTATTTTTCTTTGACTTCTATTTCAAGCATTGAAGCTATTCTCTTCTTTCCTTTTTCACCGACTGGAATAGGATTACCTTCCTCGTCTATCTGTACAAATTTTATGTGCGTCTTTAAAACAATCACCTGTTTTCCAGTGTAAACGTTGTGTGCTCTTGCCTCCATGTAAAGAGTGACCGATGAGTTACCGACTGCCGTTGGGTAACCGTAAATCTTTAGGAGCTGACTTTCCCTAGCCGGCTTCTCAAAGTTACACTTATCGATCGAGACGGTTACCATCCTTGGGCTATCACAGAGCTGCATGGCATAACCGGCTGCAGAAGCGTCGATCCATGCAAGAAGCTTTCCACCAAAAAGGTTTCCATGAAAACCTAGGTCTGATTTTTTGATTGGGTGTGTGTTTAATAGTTCCATTTTAGTTAGATAAAGGTGCTTTAATGTGTGGATGAGATTCATAGTTGCTAAGTTGTAGGTCTTCAAAGAAACACTTACAGTAGGCATCGTCTGTGAATCCATCGAATACTGCTACTGCATCAATCTCACCTAGACCTGCTTCGCCAGTTTCAGTAGGCCAAAATTCGGTGTTTATGTTCAAGGTCGGCAACTGATAAGGCTGTCTAGTGTGTTTAGGCGTTGTATCTTTTGCAATCTCCTCAACGATATACAGGTTCTCCATCTCTACGTCAGTATTCTTCATCACCCACTGGACCTGTTCTTCCCAAGTCATTTCTCTACCGATCTGTTCTTTTGCCTGTTCAACGTGATTTGAATATAAATGAACGTCACCCAAGTTACCAATCAATTCATCAGGGACCATGTTAACGGCTTTAGCAATGATTTCAAGAAGTAACCCATAGCTTGCGATATTGAAGGGCAAACCTAAGAATGTATCTACTGACCGTTGATTCCACATCAATGAGATTGCTCGAGTCGGTACATTCAATTCATCTAAAAACCACGAGTCGACTTCATTATGATACAGCTTATGTGGATCATAATGATTTAACCTTTCTTGAAATGTTAGTTCTCTTGTATAGACTTGAAATCCATAATGGCAGGGCGGCAGCACCATTTCTTGAAGCTCGGCTGGATTCCAAGCAGTCACCATAAGTCTTCTTGAGTCTGGGTTAGTTTTTAGGTCTTCGATTATAGATTTGATCTGATCGTGTGGTCCCTGCCAAGCATACACAACACCATTGTGAAACTCTTCGTCGTTACCCCAACTTCTCCATTGCTTACCATACACAGGACCGAGTTGGCCCCACTGTTTCGCAAACTCATCATCGGTTTTAATCATCTCGATGAATTGGTCCTGGTTCCAAATTAAATCAGGGTCACCTTCACTCGTATTCATAAAGTTTTTGAATGCATCGCCATCCCAAATATGACATCCATTATCAACAAGGAACTTAATGTTTGTATCTCCACGTAAGAACCATAACAGTTCGGTCATGATAGTTTTAAACGGCATCTTTTTGGTAGTCAATAAAGGAAACCCTTCTGACATTTTATGACGGATTTGTCTACCGAATACTGAAATTGTTCCAGTGCCAGTTCTGTCCTTTTTCTCCACACCATTGTCCAAAATGTCTCGGAGCAGTTCTTGATATCTTTTGTCTAAGTTATTCATCCTCTTTTTGAATTGTGTATCTGATTACGTGAAAGATTATCCAAGCAATTTCTATGAGCCATATTATCGATAAGACTTTAATTATTGCTACCATACTTCTTTCTTAGGTATTCTGCCCAAGCCGCTTGTTTTCTGCCGTTTATGAAAAACCAGCCCAAGTTAAGCTCAAACCATTTAGTTATAGAATTCATCCCTTTTGTCTAATTAGGTTTATTCTCTTTTCCGGTCTGATCTTTCTCTCGATCTTGAAACCTCCACCTAGGTAACCGGAAAGTATCTTTTGTACTGTTTCTTTTCCGTGGATTCCATCTACTACTCTTCCGTCAAAGCTAGAATCGTGCATTGGGATTCCATTAGTGTTTTCCACCTGATCGAGTTCAGTTGCGTACTTGAAGACAATCTGGTCTGGTCCTTGTGTTTCTATGAGTTCAAAACCAGCAAAACTCCACCCCTTATCCTTGATAAACGAGTGGAGTTCTTTTCCTAGTCTCCCAGAAAAAACTATCTGGGATGGTAGCTTTTGGTGTTCGCTAGCCAGTTCCGATACGTGTGAATCAATCAGACTAAAAAAGTCTATTGAAAACTTTGAGTCCTTAAGGGTTGGAACCTCAAACCGCATTGTTCTTCGCTTCTTCGGCTATCTTACGAAGGATAGCATTGACTTTACCGGTCTTGTTACCGTCTACCCAAAATTCTCCTTCGCTGTTGCAGATAAAGTGGCGAATGCCGTCGTCCATACAATTAAGCTTGTATTTGTTTGAAGTCCCATGAACCACTCCAAAATGATAGATAAAAGTCTCCTTTTCGTAGTGATATGAGCTGGCTTCGGCAAACCTAATTAAGACGTCATAGACCTTCTCAGCGGTCTTTGTTGCCATGTGCTTCATTATCTTTTAGTAACTAGGCCCAGGATTTTTGACTCTTGTACGCTGGCTACTGCTGATTCTGCGATGGAATCTTGGAATCTTTCGTTAAGGATCTCCTCAACTTCAGCAACGCTGTCTGCGTCTACTAAGTACTGTTCGTAGACTTTCTTGATTTTTCCTGTGTTGTCGTCTACTGTTTCGAATTTTACTTTTGCGATGTAATACATGTTATTTGATTTTGGTTGTTAAACTTTTGATTATCTCGGTTAGGTCCTTTGACTCTTTCATAAGGCTCGTCTCTGGCTCGATCTGTGCAAGGGCAGCATTGAGTAAGACTAATACTGCTGATATGTCCGAATTGATCTTGGTTTCAAAGACTTCGTTGATAAAGTCGGAGCTTTCTTTAGAACCGATCAGAGCATCGGCGTTTCTGTAGACTTCTAGAGCTTCTTTTCCTCGTTCGGAATATATTTTCTTAAGGTCTTCTAGGCTTGGTAAGCGTCTTTTGTGAAACGACATCTTATTGAGTTAAGGGATTTAATCTTTATACTTGGTTTTTTGCATAGGTTTACCCAAACTTAGCGATATTCTTATATTTTTTCTTGATATCGTTTATCTCCTTTATCGCTGAATCAAATTTTTTCTTGATCTCAGGATCTACCGTAAAGTCCAGTATAGTTCTACAGTTCGGACAGACCGATATTGGATTCTTTAAGATGAATGGAAGGTCCATACCCAGCGGAGTCTTACAGAAAGGGCAAGGCAGAGGCATTTACTTTCCGTCTTTGTGTTCTATGTTTTGGATGTATGCATCGATGAGTCTCGATACCATTTCAGGCTTGGTGTCAGACTTGAATTTTATCTTTATCTTAGCCATCCCTGACGAGTCTGCATTTCTTCCAGAATCTACATTAATCGACTTGATGTTATGAAGCTCTTCTTCTGACCTCTTTTTGAAAAGGCCTAAGAGTTCTTTTTTAAGAGTGGATGGTTTATTGTCTCCGACTATTAGTCGTGCATCAAACTCTACGTCTAGCTCGTCCAGCCCAATCGATGAGTGGTCTGCCAGTATGTAAAGAGGAACGTCCAAATCCTTGTTACCCACCTTAAACGTGGTAGTCTTGGCGTTTCCGTCTTCGTCAAAGTAATTGGATAAGTTGCTTATGTGTTGTCTCTCTGACAACCGTTTGGCTACCATGGCGGCCTCTAAGAGGCCGCCAACTAGCTCGTCTATGTTTAATCTTGCCATCTAGGTTAGATTTAACTCGTGTTTATTACTTGTTAGGGTCAGCTGTCAATGGAATAAGAGAAGGCTCTAACATCTGTGTCAGATAGTCAGAAAGCTTTAACATTCCTTCGGTCGCAGGCAACTGGTCTGCGTGTACTTTAACGTTGTACTTAGCCGAGTTATCGGTGCTACGTGTGTTTTCTTTGTGAGTAGCAACGCTTCCAGACATGGAAGCAGAGTACTTCATTCCCCAGAAACCACCACTAACGGATGCACTGAAAGATCCAGAAGTATCTGTACTTGATTTGTCTACTTCTGAAGATTTTACTTCCATTGTGAATTCGATATCAGCCGATGTGATAGCCAAAGAAGGAAGCGGAACCAATGGTAACATAGGAACCTTTGAATAAAGAGTCTCAAGAGATTGCTCTCCAGTGTCCCCGTTAGTCATTACACGATTCATTTGAACGTCTAATGAACGAGCGGTAGTTACGTCTTTACCGTCTTTGTCTTTTTCTGTCACGAAAGCAACTTCACTGATGTACTTCCAAGTGACTTCGTTTAATTTAGCTTGTCCTTTAGCCATTCCGATGATCGGGCTAACTATTAGGTCTTCGATTGGAAGTCCTACGAACTGTTGAGCAACATTGTCTGCCATAATATAGGGTTTTTTTATCTAGTACTAACTTTTCAAAACAAGTTTAGTATCTTTGTTATTTATCATTAGACTAAGGCTTTATACTTCCCTAGCCACCCCATGGTTTGCCTTAAACACTGGAAAACGAAGCGAGTGATTTCCATGTTGATCGGTTGTCTCTTCAAAGTACTGTACTGTGATTGTTGCACCCATCATCTCACCTATGTTTCTGTAATAGTGACGACGTTGATCTATCGTAAATCCGCTACCTACTTGAACCTGAGAGCCCTTGTGTTGGATGGTGATTGCGCTTAGCATCTCTTCCTCAACCTCTTTGCCGTTTACGATTACTCGTTGGGGTCCCATGATGAGGCCGGTCACGACGTATTCGTCGTCAAAGAATTCCTTGATCTTTAACATGTCCTTTGAACGACCGGACTTATAATTAGAGTCGCGTCTAGCGATGAGGCCTTCCCAATTAGAATCCTTAGACTGGTTCTTTAGTTCTTCTAATGAGTCTTCGTCTGTGATCCTAACTTGAGGCAACATTTCAAGTATGGTAGAAGAACCCAAGTCTCCCAACCACTGTTCTCTAGACTCTATTCTTGTGGAAAATAGTGGAGACTCGTCGTCTCCTGCAAACTCTCCAGGCTGAAGAATATCAAAGATCTGATATCTCGGGTTCTCGATGGTATGGTCCTTACGCTGGATCTGTTTCAGGATTCCCTGGAAGTCGTCTGAGCCATCTTCGTTCATGAGGCATAGTTCACCGTCTAAAACGATATCTGTGAAGCCTAGACGCTTTATTTCCTCTGCTACCTTTCCTAATGTGTGAAACTCCTTGCCGTTTCTTGAAAAGAATCGAACTGTTTCTTCATAAACGAAACAGATACATCGAACTCCGTCTAGCTTTCTAGAAACAAACCAGGTCCCGTCGAAGATGTCTACTCCCTTTACCTTGGCCGCATCGTGAGCCAGAGCTACTTCGAAGGTTGGGATAAAGTTGGGATTCACCTTATTGATTAGGGTCGACGTCGCCCTTGTCTCGAGGTTTCTATCTAGTATCTGATAGATCAAATCGGCGTATTCTTCGTAATCCTTGATGAAGCGATTCGCTGCCTGTATTGCGGCATGGCCCGTCACATGACGCTCGTTGAAGTCATCAAGCATCAGGAAGAGGTCGTCATACACTTCAGCCGAGGCGATCAGGTCCTGTCGCTTTTTCAAGTTTGCTGAAGTGACTCCAAAGTTCCAATAGGGTTGATATGTATAGAACAAGACTTTTTTGATGAAGTCGTGATACTTGTATTCGGTGAGGACTTCGACCTTGTGATTGGTCGAGTTTGACGAATTCATCTCGTTGACGAACTCTCGAAGCTCTTTAAAATCTTCAGTGTGGTGCATAATTTTTCCTTTTAGTTAGAATACTAAATCAAAAGGAAAGTTTACAGTGACCGTTAATGTTTTTATCGCACCAACCTGCAGGTACCTCTACTGCAAATCTAGCTGGCTTCTTACTAGAATATATCTTTTGCTCCTCGTCGTTCAGGCCTTCCCCTGGTTCCATCGTTTCGTGTCCTAAATAGTTCATGAACGAATCAAAAAAGATCACATCTAAGGGAAACTTTACGTTCTTCATCCAAAAACCTAATGGCTGGTCTGCGTCGTAAACGAACAGGAGCCCTTCTCCATCCATTGGTTCTGAATTAGCATTCATGTAACCTTGGGCTTGGCTTTCGGGCGTGCTTGCGACCTTTAATCGTAAGGGAACGTTTGCAACCCTCGCGTCTATCTCTACTCCATCGACATCCTTCTTCATACAGTAGGATTCAAAGAGAGGGATTGATATTGTATTAAAAAATTTATGACTCATTTTAAGTAAATGTTAATTTCCAAGATTTTAGAATCCGTTAGTTGTGGAATTGTAAAAAACTAATCCAGTAACGTTTGTTGTTTTTGAGATAGTAGGAGTTGAGAAATTAAAAGTCAATACGTCTCCTCCGCTTAGTTCTCCAAATTGTATCCTTATTGGATAATAAACACCAGCAGTTAACGATATAGTTCCTGACTGTTCTGTAGCTCCATGAAGTCCTCCGTTATTCACCACTGCATTCGCTGTCGTAAATCCTGATGTCGCTGTTGCTCCAATCCATACATAAGAGGCATCATCTGATGTAGTAAAGAATGTGTAAGTTTCCGTGGTAGTTGGTTTGAAATAACCTAACCATTGACAACTAAAATTAGATCCAGAGTCTCCAGACCCTTCAACTATTGATGTAGTTTGTACTGAAGTAGCAGGATTTGTTCCTACTGTTGCGGGAGTTGCG